ACCCGCACCCCCACAGACCTATCGACGGATGCCGGGTTAGAGGGGATGCGCCGGAAGATCATCCAGGCCCTCGAAGGCATCGAAGGCTATCGTGGATTGGAGCACGAACGACAAGCCGACGCGATCCTCGTAATTCTAGAGGTCCGCACAGCTCTAGGGACTGTTAAAAAGAAAGGGTAAAACTCAAAATGTCAGAGGAAACTCAAGAACTTGAAAAAGTTGATGAAGCACCGATCAATCTTACGGAAGAACAAGCTGCAGCAACTGATGATATTATTGACTGGTTTCGAGAGATTAGTCTTGGTCAAGACGAGTTTGATGATCGAATGACTTGTGCTGATTGGTTCTATGTTCTTCGCGGATATGCGGGAACTGGTAAGTCATTTTCAATGACCAATTTGGCGCGATCAGGTCTTGGTATGAATATTCGACCTAGCCAAATCTGTTTCACCGCGCCCACCAACAAAGCCGTTAAAGTCCTCCGCAACTATCTCGATGGAGCAGGGCTCAATGACTGCACCACCAAAACAATTTATTCACTTCTCGGGCTTAGCTTACAACCCAACGGTGAAGTTAAGGAATTATCTCGACCCGAGGAACCAGTGGACCTTTCAGGTTATAAGCTTATCGTCGTCGATGAAGCCTCAATGGTCAATCGCTTCCTTATGGATGCAATCGAATGCGCCGTGGAAGAATGGGGCGTGCCATTTCTCTTCATGGGCGATCCAGCACAATTACCTCCGGTTGGAGAACTTGCTACCCCGGTTTGGAAGATTGAACGACAATCAACCCTTACAAAGGTAATGCGCTACGGCGACTCGATGCTGGACTTGGCAACGTCTATTAGGAATGTGGTAGATAATCCCTTTCCTTCGGTTAAGATCGAAAGCGCGCCACCCGTTTATCGTGTTTCGAAACCAGAATGGTATGATAAGATGGTGGAAAATCTTGAATTATTCAAATCCAGTGATGCAAAGTGTATTGCTTGGCGAAATATCACTGTTGATAAGTATAATAATTTTATCCGAGGACATATCTTTGGCAAAGCCGAGGCGCGCGCCCACGCATGGCTTGAAGGCGATAAAATAGTTGCTACATCAATGCTTAAAAATCTCGATGATGAAATTTTTATGCGAACTGACGAAGAAGCAACTATTCTTCAAGTAGCCCTTGGAATGCATCCGAAATATAATGAATTTCAAATTTGGAACTTATTGGCACAGGATGAAGTGGGTCGAAAGGTAACAATTAGAACACTTACACCCGAGGGCCAATTCAATCTCAATAATCGCTTGAACGAACTATCAATGGAGGCGAAGAATGGAAAGCGATACAAGTGGCGCGAATTTTGGCAGCTTAAAGAAGCGTTTAACGAAGTTCGTCACAGCTATGCAATCACGTCGCATAGATCGCAAGGCTCGTCATATCTTAAAACATTTATCGACCTTGAAGATATCATGCTCAACCGAAATCGGCAAGAAGCTTTCCGGTCGCTTTATGTAAGCTGCACGAGACAGCGACAGGAAATTTATATCAGCTAGTAATTCTATTGTTGTTTGAAAATTAGCCTCAATTACAATTCTATAATTAGGACCAAATCCGCTATGACAATTCCATCCTTAGAAATGCAAACGCGCATTGCCGAACTTAGGCAAAAGGCGCGCGACGGAACACTCACGCTTGAGGAAACTAAAGAGGCAATTGCCTTTCTTCGTGCCGAACGAATGGCTATGGAGCCAACGAAGGGAACAAAGAAAGCCGCACAAGCAGCGGTGAATGTTGATAATTTGCTTGGTGAACTTGGACTTTAACTCCTGAAAAGGAACTCCGCATAATGGATAGACCCTATTTCCCTGTCGCTATCGACAGCACAACCATCGCTGCTTTTCGTTCGTGTCCTCAACGCGCCTTCCGCCAATATATCGAACATTGGAAGCCCGCCGAGGACTCGGTTCACTTAATCGCTGGAGGCGCATTTGCAGCAGGAATTGAAGAGGCTCGAATTGCTTTTTATGTCGAAGGTATGGATGCGAAAACCGCAGGCGCTCGAGGCCTTCGAACACTTATCAACAAGTATGGAGATTTTGAATGCCCATCCGACAGCGCTAAATCATTGGAACGCACTGCAGGCGCTCTCGAATTTTACCTTGAAACTTATCCACTTGGCGAGGATGGGGCTATCCCCGTCAAGTTCTCGGATAATCGTCACGGAATTGAGTTCAGCTTCGCTCAACCTTTGCCAATCAATCACCCAGTCACTGGTGATCCAATCCTTTACACCGGACGAAGTGATATGATTGCGGAGGCTTTTAATGGAATTTACATCTACGACGAAAAAACTACATCTTCACTTGGAACATCATGGGCCAAACAATGGGACCTTCGAAGTCAATTTACAGGCTATTGTTGGGCGGCTGAGCAGTTTGGCTTTAAGCCCTCGGGGGTCTGTGTCCGAGGCATTAGCATTCTTAAGACTAAATACGACACTCAACAAGTTCTCACTTATCGAAGCGGTTTCGAAATCGAAAGGTGGCTCGATCAAACTTGTCGTGATATCGAAAGAATGATTAAATGCTGGCAAGATGGTTATTGGGACTTTAACCTCGACCATGCTTGTACCGAATATGGTGGGTGCGCATTTAAGTCTATTTGTAAGTCCGCTGATCCCGATCCTTGGCTAAAGACTTATTTTGTTCAGAGAGTATGGGACCCGCTGGCGCGCGAAGAACTCACTCTTGAAGAGCATAACGCTCGTATGGCCGAAGAAATGAGCAATGCTCCATCTTCGTAAGTGGCAATTGCCTAATGGTGTGACAGTTCATCGCTATGATGAAATACCTAATGCTTGGTCATACTTTTGGTATTGCTCCAGATGTGGAGAGGTTTATGCTCGCGCGCCAGCTTATACTGACAGTAATGAAACAACTCATCCTCTGCCTTTTGTTGCAATTGGTGGCTGCTGTCTTAATTGCAATTCTAATAAGTTTTCTATATCAGGCACCCTTGAAACAGTTCGTTTCATCGGCTGGCCTGTGCCTATCGAAGTCGTTCAGTATCAACTCGAACGAGAAATAGCTTTTCTCGATCATCCTGACCACCCGCATAACAAGGGAGTATGCGAATAATGTCTGAAAAATTTCCGCCACCACCCTATACTCTTCCAGGTTTCAACGTCCTACTCATGGGACCATCAGGAACCGGCAAAACCTATTCTATTGGCACGCTTGTAGATATGGGAGTTGAAGTTTTCTATCTCGCAATTGAAGCGGGTATGGAGTCTTTGCTCGGATATTGGCGCGATCGAAATCTGGAAATTCCACCTAACCTACATTGGCATAAGCTTGCCGCGCCCAAAGCCTCATTCACTGAAATGATCGGTAATGCCAAGCTAGTCAATACTCTCGGGCTTGACTCACTTGCCAAAATGTCCGACCCGAACAAGTCCAAGCATAACCAGTTTATCTCATTACTGGAGGCGCTCAATGACTTTCCCGATGATCGAACTGGTGAAAAGTTTGGCTCGGTTGCCGATTGGGACCAGTCCCGAGTTTTGGCTGTTGATGGTGCTACTGGCTTGTCACAATGCGCTATGGCTCTTGTGGTTGGTGGAAAGCCGGTTCGAAGTCAGAGTGATTGGGGTATCGCTCAAGACCAAGTGGAAAAAATTACTCGTATGCTCTGCGATAACTGTCCCTGCCATTTCATACTTATCGCTCATGTTGAGCGAGAACAAGATGCCGTTCTAGGTGGGATTAAACTCATGGTGAGTACGCTTGGAAAGGCTCTCGCGCCGAAGTTTCCAGCGATGTTCTCCGACGTTATTCTTACAGTTAGGCAAGGGGATAAATGGACTTGGGATACGGCATCGGCAATGGCTGACGTAAAGACTAGAAATTTACCAATCAAGGCAGATAACGCGCCGACATTTAAGACGATTATGGATAAGTGGGTGGCGCGGAACAAGCTTGGAGAATAGCCAGCCCAGGGACGACTGGTTATCTTTGTTAAGTCCCATATTGCGTTAACTCTAACTTAGAAAGAACCTTTAATCATGGCTACTACTTTTGATCCTGCAACTTTTCTCAATCAGCAATATGACGAAGCACTCGACACGAAAGTGATTCCTTGTCCAGTTGGTGAATTTCCGGGTCTGGCAGAGAAGGTTGATATCAAGCCTTGGACTGCTCGTGATGGGAGTTCATCCGGTCTGAAGCTTGTCGTTATCTGGGATATTCAGGATGATAATGCTAAGACCCTAACCAACCGCGACCCTCTCCGCGTTAAGCAAGAGCAGATGCTCGATCTTACAGATACGGGGGCATTGGATATGGGGAAGGGAAAGAACGTCGGCCTTGGTCGCATTCGTGAAGCTTTAGGGCTTAACACTCCAGGCGAACCGTTTGCCTTTTCAATGATCCAAGGTCGCATGGCCAAATGCAATGTGACCCACCGTGTCAGCGGGCAGGATGTGTTCGACGAGATTAAGGCAATTGCACCTCTCTCGTAGAGCTTTCATTACCGGAGGGAGCAGGCGTAACAACCCGCTCCCCGAGGCTAATGAAAGGAGAAAGTTATGGACAATCTAAAAATTCTCAATCAGTTTGCGAGCAAGATCTTCGAAATGAATGTGCTTATGGGATGGTATTCCGATCCTAAAACTGGCGAACGCATCGAACGTAATATTCCTGAAATGATCTGTCTTATTCACTCCGAACTAAGTGAGGGTCTCGAGGGTTATCGTAAAAACCTTATGGACGACCATCTTCCCCATCGTCCAATGCTTGAGGTTGAACTTGCTGACGTACTTATCCGTGTGTTCGATTTAGCTGGATATCAGGGGCTTGACCTTTCAGGCGCATTTAATGATAAGGTTTTGTTCAATGCTTCGCGCGCCGATCATAAACTGGAAAATCGTGCTCTCGACAATGGGAAAAAGTTCTAATGGACAAGCATTGCGTTCTATTCAAAGATATAACCATCGCGGCTAATCGCCAGCGAAAAGAATTCGACCCCGAAGCCCTTACTGATCTTTCAAACTCCATTTCCCAAGTCGGATTGCTCCACCCCATAGTGCTACGCGAAACCCCTCTAGGGTTCGTTCTCGTGGCCGGAGAGCGCCGACTTCGGGCGATGGATACGTTATGGATGCTCGGAGACGGTGTGCGCTATAACGGGCTCCTATATGAGCCCTATGAGGTTCCATATGTAACTCTTGGTGAATTATCCCCTCTCGAAGCAGAAGAGGCTGAACTCGATGAAAACCTCAAGCGACGTGATCTCACTTGGCAAGAGCGTTCAGAAGCTTTGGGTCGTCTCCATGCTTTACGAGTGGCCCAAGCGGGTGAAGCCGGTGAGAGCCATGTTATTGCCGACACGCTGCGTGAAGTCGAAACCACTGATTACTCCGGCGATCGACAAGCCATTCTCATCAGTCAGCATCTTGATAATCCAGAAGTGGCAGCCGCCCGAACGGTTAAAGATGCTTTTAAAATTATAAAACGAGATGAAGAGCGACAAAAGATGAATGCGCTTGCTGAGCAAGTCGGCGCGCAATTTAATTCTTCTGTTCATACTCTTATCAAATCCGACTGTATTCAATGGCTCAAGGAATGTCCCGAAAATACATTCGATGTTATTCTCACCGACCCTCCTTATGGTATGAATGCTGATTCTTTCGGCGATGGTGGCGGGAAACTAGAAAATGCTGTTCATCGCTACAATGATAGTCCAGCATCTTTTTCGTCTCTAATGGGAGACTTTTGCCCGTTGATCTACCGCGCGGCCAAGACCGAAGCCCATGCATATATCTTTTGTGACTTAGACCAATTTCATTATCTCAAAGCCCTCATGATAAAGGCAGGTTGGGATGTATTTAGAACTCCACTTATTGTCTACAAACTCGGATCAGGAAGAGTCCCTCGGCCCGAACATGGTCCCCGTCGTCAGTATGAACTTTGTTTGTACGCGATCAAAGGAAATAGACCAGTTACAGGAATTTTTTCAGATGTTATCCCGTGCCGACTTGAAGAAAATATCGGCCATGGAGCCAATAAGCCCATTGAACTCTTTGTTGATTTACTTCGTCGATCAATCAGACCGGGAGATAGCGTCCTTGATGCTTTTGCAGGCACGGGAACTATCTTTCCTGCAGCGCATACATGCAAAGTGTATGCTACTGGTATCGAACTTAATCCGGAGTATTATGGGATTAGTGTCAAGAGGCTAAATGCGCTTGATAATGAACCTTCTATGATTTAGGGTGGGGCGGGAAATGTCAATTCCAAAAACAGAACTTGAACTGCGTTTACAAGCTGATGCAGTTGTTAGTCAATTTGAAAACGAAATTAGGCAAAAAGAGGGTTGTGAGAATTTTGTGCTAAATACAAAAGAATGGGCATTAGGTATCTGGATCGCTCGTGCGGCTCTTCGAACAGCCTGTCCGCATCTTAAGGATAGTGCAGAACAAGACTTAACTACAGAGTTGGAGCGCTTTGATGCAGAGCAAAGTGGACAGTCTAATTGAAGCCGCTATCAATATCGCAATTGGCTTTATAATCTCGTGGGCACTCTGGCTTATAGTCAATCCACTATTTGGGCTTCATGCAAGTTTTGGTAGCAGCTTTCTAATTACAGTTCTCTATACTATTACTTCGTTCGCGCGCCAGTATATCCTGCGCCGCTGGATGAATGGTAAGATCATTTGGAGGGGTTGGCTTCACCATGATAATTCCTAGCGGGCCTTCCGATGCCCGATTGATGATTGTTGCTGAGTGCGTATCCTACCGCGATCTTCAGTCCAATACCATCCTCAATGACAGAGAATTCGATCGGATGCTCTCCGATGCTGGTATTGATCGAACTTCGTGTTTCGTTACAGCCTTAGTTCGAGGGGCTATTCGTGGACAAAATTTTGACTTGCAAGTAGCCCAATCAAAGAAGGCCATTACGCCTGATCATGTGCCGCTTCACAATCGCTACGTCCGACGAGAACTTATTCCCTATATCGAAGCACTTCAACGAGACATTGATCTTGTTAAACCCAAGATTATTCTCGCGCTCGGCAACGGTCCTTTATTTGCCCTTACAGGTCGCTGGGGTATTAAATCATGGCGCGGTTCGATCCTTGATTATACCTCGTCTAACGGGCATTCATGCAAGATTATTGCAACCTACACGCCTTCATTCATTCAGTCTGTTTGGAAAGAGCGTAACTTCGTTATCTACGATCTTCGCAAGGCGTGGGAGCTGGCCCGAAGTGACGCGCCAATCGTCAAACCAACAGAGAATTTTTTCATAGAACCAAGCTTTCCTACTGTTTGTAAAGTTCTAGATCAGCTCATAGTAAAAGTCCTAGCTGGTCCAACCAAACTTGCCAATGATATTGAAACTCGCGGTGGACACTTAGCTTGTATAGGTCTAGCTTGGTCCAAAACAGATGCGATATGTATTCCTTTTTTGCGCGCCGTTCTCGAGCCTTCAGAAAAAATGCATTATTGGCGCGCCGAAGAAGAAGCCTATATCGCATTCAAACTCTATAAACTCCTTACCCATCCCAACTGTCACAACGTAGGTCAGAATTTTATCTACGATGCACAGTATTATTACAGGTGGTTTCTCTATGTCCCAAACTTTATTCGTGATACCATGTGGACACAGCATTGTATGTTCTCATCTATGCCAAAAGGACTTGATGTGCTGTCCTCACTCCACTGCCAATATCACGTCTACTGGAAAGATGAGAGTAAAAACTGGGATCCCAAACTCGGCGAGCGCCAACTCTGGATTTACAACTGTCGAGACGCTATTCGAACTTATGAAATCGACGATAGCCAACAAGCTGCTATAGATGCTTGGTCCGAACAATGGCCTGAACTCCGCGCCGTACACGACTTTCAACAAAGTTTATTTCATCCAGTTCTTCAAACAATGAATACTGGATTAAGAGTTGATAATGACTCTAAGGGGAGATTGGCAAATGAACTTGGTGAAGCAATCACCATACGCAACAATTATCTCAAGGAAGTCCTTGGCTTCGAACTCAACATTAAGTCTCCGAAACAAATGCAAGATTGCTTTTATCGCCTTCTTGCGCAAAAGCCGGTCGTTAATCGAAAAACGGGAAACCCCACAACCGATGATGCAGCGCTCGAGCGCATTGCGGCCCGCGAGCCTCTTTTACTACCTATCTGTAAAACAATACGGGAACTTCGTTCTCTTGGAGTTTTCAAATCCACGTTCCTTGAAGCTCCACTCGATATTGATGCCAGAATGCGATGTTCCTTTAATGTTGCTGGAACTGAAACATTTAGGTTTTCAAGTTCCGAAAATGCCTTTGGAAGCGGAATGAACCTTCAAAATATTCCTACAGGTGATGAAAATGAAGGCTTACCAAACATCAAAAAGCTTTTTCTGGCAGATCCTAATATGGAATTTTTCGACATTGATCTTGATAGTGCTGATCTGCGTGTTGTTACTTGGGACAGCGATTGTGCCGGAATGAAGAAATACTTCGCGGAGGGTAAGAAACCTTATGTCGAGGTTGCAAAGAACTACTTCCAAGATGACACTATCGACAAACATCACGATGCCTATAAAGCTTTTAAAGTTATATGTCATGCGACTAATTATCTTGGAAAGGGTTCTGCGATACTTTCTCGAATGCCAAAATCGGCCAAAATTGAAGGAATTAACGAGCGAAATATTGATAGTATCCAGGAATGGTACTTTAAGCAATTTCCAGAAATTAGAGATTGGCAAAATCGAGTTATCAGTGATCTTCGCCAACATCGCTACGTACAAAACGTCTTTGGATATCGTATCTATTTCTTTGACAGATTAGAAGGAAACATCTTCAATGAAGCGATCGCCGCAATCCCTCAGTCAACAGTTGCGTGCCTTATTAACCGAGGGTACAGAGCAATCTATGAAAACGAACCCGATATTCAAATCTTGCTCCAAGTTCACGACTCCCTCGCCGGACAGTATCCGATCGCGCGCCGAGATTACTGCCGACAAAAAGTAATTGACCATTGTTCGGTTCCGCTACCATACTCATCCGGTGAGCTGATCATTCCAGTCGGCATCAAAACTTCGTCAGTGTCGTGGGGGGATTGTGAGTAGACGGCACTTTGACAATTGGATTTCCGCATTCATGGAATATGCCTCATTCTCTGAGGCTCCCAAACATATGCATTTTTGGACAGCGGTTTCAACTATCGCTGGCGCGCTTAGGAGACGCGTATGGATCGACATGGCTTACTTCCGGTGGCACCCGAACTTCTATATTATTCTCGTTGCCCCTCCAGGGATTGTGGCCAAGTCTACCACATCGGGAATAGGTATGTCTCTGTTGAAGAAGGTGCCGGATATCAAGTTCGGACCCGACGTGGTTACGTGGCAAGCACTTGTTACTGGTTTTGCCGAAAGCACCGTCGCCTTCGAACTAAACGGCGAGTTTCACACAATGTCAGCAATGACAATTGAGTCCTCTGAATTTGGTAACCTTCTCAACCCCGCTGATAAAGAAATGGTTGACCTTCTCGTATCCATGTGGGATGGGAAGCCGGGCCTATTTGAGAAAAAGACCAAACATTCAGGCACGGATGCAGTTGAAAATCCTTGGATAAATATCATTGCTTGTACAACTCCCGCATGGATTGCAGGTAATTTTCCGGAGTATATGATCGGTGGCGGTTTCACTTCTCGTTGCATCTTTGTCTATGCCGAAAAGAAGGCACGTTACGTTGCTTATCCAAGTCAGATTGTCCCCGCAAGCTTGCGCCAAACTGCTCAACGACTTGTCGAGGACCTTGCCCAAATATCTCTTTTATGCGGCGAATATAAATTAACTGACAAAGCCTTTGCATGGGGAAATGCTTGGTATGAAAATCACTTCGCGGCTAAGCATTTGCATCTTGACGACGATAGGTTTGGCGGGTATCTGGCCCGCAAGCAAACCCACATTCATAAGCTTGCTATGGTTCTCGCAGCGGCCGAAAGCGATCGTCTTACGATTACCGACGAGCATCTTGCAATTGCTGACCAGATGGTTACCGATCTCGAACCCGATATGCAGTTTGTCTTCAGCAAGATTGGTAAATCGGAAGACGCAGTATATGCTGAACGACTTATATGGTATGTCACTAAGCGCGGCGGTTGTCTATATCAAGAAGCCTATCGTTTTGTGCATACCCATTTTCCAAAGATGCAAGACTTTGAGTCAGTGATAACTGGAGCCATGCGCGCCGGTTATCTCATACTTAAACAAAAAGGCAACGATATGTATCTGATACCGGGTCCGGCTAGTTTGGACCAACCAGAGCTTAAAGATGCTGCGGAGTAATTGGCCTCAATTATAATTTTATAATTAGGACTAATTATTTTTCGGGTTTTTTTCCGTTTCGCAGACTTTTTCAAAAGCTAAATCATGATCCTTAATTTGCTGAATAGTAATAGAAGTATCATACTTATTACTAGCGTCTTCAACATCAGTCCCATGAGCTTCGGCATAGGAAATGCCTTTAGCAATTAAGCAATAATCATGAACCGTGCGGACAGTTTCTGTCGTATTTGCTGCACACGATGTTAAGCTGATCAGTAGTAGGTTTACGAACAGCTTCTTGGGCATTTTGAACTGCATTAATTGTCTCCGACTGAGATTGGGCCCGCTCGGTGATTGCACCCTTATTTTGGAACTCGTTATCAATAAACTGTTCATGCTTGAAATGATCGTGGATAAAAGTTACAATAGCAATACTAGTGAGAAGTAGTAAAACTCCCGCGCCAATATACTTATAAACAACTGGAATAGCGGCCCACATTTAAGCTTCTCCCGATGCGGTTGTGGCATTGGCTTTAGCTACTGCTACATCTTTAACACCGATTAAGAGGCCCGCGCCTCCCATCACCGCAGCATAGCCAATCCCAAGATTATTCCATTCTGGAACCTTACTAAGCACAAATAGTGCATAGAGAAATGACAGTGTATATGCGGTCAATGAGTGAAAAGCTGCAAACCTTCCAAAATCCCACCGTCCATTAGGACCTTTAAAAATATCACTAAGAAATTGGCTCATCTGCCATTTCCCTTCCAAGCACAGCTACATCAGTTATTCTCTGGGTCCAACCATTACCAAAGCGCGGAAATGTTGGTAGGAGTTGGAGGAATTTTAATCTCGCTGCACAAAGAGCTGTTACTACCTCGCGCGCGCCAATCGTATTTATTGCTTGAATTGTCATAGGTCCGACTTGACCATCTTGGCTAACGGAGACTACTTGTTGAAGGTATCTAATAGCACGTTTAACACCGCTATTTACAGCAAAATCAAATACAGCATAATCTACACCTGAAGGTAACCCATCACAATGACAAGCATCCCAATACTGATTTTTGTAGATTTTTCCAACTTCATAATCGTTGATATATTTAACACTACGTTTTACTAAACCCTCGTCGGCGCGCCAATCATCATAAATCGCTTGTGTAATTCCTTTATTTGTTGCCCCTCCAGGATCAAGCGGATCATTAACATACCCACCTTCGTGCTTTAGCACTTCAGTCAATGAACGCGGATAATTATCCTGCATGATCTAAAATCCTTTGTAAAACAAGCGTTACTACCGAACCACCGATTAGTCCACATGTAGTATAAAGTGCTTTAAGAACCGCCAGCGCGCCGCGTCTCTCCGACTGTTCTGCGGTTAATTTACTAATTTGCTGCGCACGAAGATCATCCGTCTCTTCCAGTTTTCGCATTTTACCTTCAAGATCGAGGGCGAGAAGTTTTTGAACTTCATTACTCAAATCATGCACACGATTACGAACTGCCTTAATATCTTCAGAAGTTGTATTTTGAGTTTGGCGTACCAAGGCAAACTGGCCTTCAATCCAGATTTGCAATTCGCCAATATTCTCAACTTTCATATGACGATCAATGCTCACTTTAGAGGCCCTCTATCCCACGCTAATTTCTACAAGTGCAGTATCAATTATTACAAAGTCCGAAACTCTGCGAATATCTATTTGCAAAAATCCATCTTTTGATCCGCCAGTTCCACCTACTGACAATGACCATGAGCGTGTCGTGCCAAGTGAAAGCCACGAACCAAGTGCATCACCTGTAGGAGTATCACCACTTTGGTAGGTGACGCGAACTTGATAATCAGTATTCAGTCCCATTAGTAACCAAGTCCAGGTACTCGAACCTCCTCCAGCAATTGATCGCGAGCCAACTCCGCTAGAGTTCAAACTATATGTAGCAGTTCCAGGTGTAGCACTATGGCTTGCCAGCGTGTCAAAAATATTGACCTGTGGCACAACCCCTCCGCCTAATAGCATAATTTTAATTGGCTGCACTATTCACCTATGGTTGCTGAACAACAGAAATGATATCCCACTTCACATCAGTACCGTCATAGACAATGCCGATATACATTAGCTTACCAGCAACAGTGGTAGTTGGAAGCGTAGTAATACCGCGATAAATTGTACCCCAAGAAATTGATCGCGCTATACCATTATCTTTAATCCTAATCACAATTCCCTGCCCATTATTGGCAGTACCTGTTGGATTAGCAATAGTTAGATTTGTTGCAAGCGCAGTTATATCTACAATATCATTACCAACATCGGGAGTAACTGTTGCACTCGAGGCAGTTAGTTGTTGGCGCGGAGATTGGGGAAGAGCACCAATCGTATTCCATGAAATTGTTTTGGCAGCTGAACCGTTAAAGGTACCACCTGCTGCCATACCAGTACCGTTAGCGTCAGCAGTCAGTGCAAATGAAGTTGTTCCTGAACCTCCTCCACCAGTAGCTGCAATGGTAATTCCACCAGCAACATTGGTAATAGCAATGCCCGCGCCTGCTGTTAAGGTTGCTAGAGCAAATCCGGCACCATTGCCTATTAGGAGCGCGCCATTTGCCGCTAGGTGACCATCGACACCAGTTCCGCCATATGTGGACCCTAGCGGCACCCCTAGCGTTACCGCGCCACCTACCGTTAGCGTTCCCGTCAAATTCGAGTTGCCGCTAACTGTCAGTGATGCCGCTGATAATGACCCTGTATCGGTAACTCCAGTGCATGTAATACCGCCGACATTGGTAATATTCTTAGCGTTGAAATTTAAATCGGCGCTAGGTTTGCCCTGACCATCACGAGTTAGACAATTATTAAGCGCAACAACAATATCATTAATTACCTGATTATAGTAACTAGCAATAATCGTCGTACCAGCAATTGCTGGAAAGGCTGGCGCGCCAGGCGGTACATAGTTTCCTGAACCATCAAAAGGCATTATTGCATCCCACTCATGATCTTACGAAGCGTATCGGCAATTGCAGCACGAGTAGCTTCGTTGTTGACAATAACTGGACGTTTACCAGTGAGGAGTGTAGAAGTCAGTTTCTTAATCCCTGGAGCATATGCTAATCCGACAGTCATTGGCACAACGTGCGGCGCGCCAATGGCAACTCCACCAGCTGCTGCACCACCCAATCCACCAAGCCCATAAAACGTTCCATGAAGCGTTGGTTTGCTCTTTCCACCTGAACCAAGCACATCTTGCGCGGCCATTGCATAGTCTTGATCAAAGCCTTTACCTTGTGCGGTAGAGCGGTTATCAAGCTTTTGAATTGACTTAATATATTGGCTCGGGCCGTACTGACCTTTGCTAGTAGCTAGCGCACGATCAGTAGCATCCTCAATTCTCATCGAATGAGCCCAACCTTGA